TTTATATAAACAATTTGTTAAAGACCGAGACTTAGTTGCTAAATATAAATTACAGCAATACAATGCTAATAAAATTTCTAAAGGTATAAACGAACAAGAGTATTTGAAAAATTTAATGGATTGGCGAACTAAACCATTAAAAGGTAATTTACTTAAAGATACTGCTGCACTTTTCGGATTAAATAAAGATAAAGCAGAAATGGCTTTAGAAGATTTACTTGATCCTAATGGTGCTAAATATAGTCAAGAGTTAATTGCAAATAAAGTTGGTTTAGAAAAGTTACTAAGTGCAAAAGATAAAGATGGTAATTTAATTTGGAATCGGGAAGAAGAAGAAAGATTAAGAGAAGCTTTGGTTGGTTTTGGTGATGTAGCTGCTCTTAGAAAAAGAGATCAAACTGCAGAGGTTAAAAATGTATATAATCCATTTGGTACTCCATCAACTTCTGTAATAAGAACTGTCAGTGAAAAAACTCCTTATGGTACAAGAGAAGATGTTGTGTATACAGATAATGATGGAAGTTATCAAAATATAGTAAATGGTACAGTTGTTCCTAAAACTAAACCTGAGATAGCCAAGGCTGCTGAAATAGTTTTAGGAGAAATAGCTGCTAATTTAGGTGACGATGCTACACAAGAAACTATATTTAACCAATTTAAAAAAGATCATTACGATCTTTATGCAAGAGCGTACACTCTAAAGGCTATAGAATTTCCTGCAGGATATACAATTCCTACTTTATCTAATGATGATAAAAATATGGCAGGAGGGGCTGTTAGAGCTATAACGGAAAGTAAACTTGGAACATCTGAGACAGGATTCTTTAAATCTTTTAAAGAAACTTATCTAGACCCTGAAGAACTAGATACAAACCAAGCAATACTATACGATAATTTTATTAATGGTGTTGCTGAAAGCACAAAATATTATATGGCGAGAGGTAAAACTAGTGACGAAGCTTCTCTAACTGCTTACAGAGAACAAATGCAGGGATGGGAAATAATTAAAAAAGGAGGAAGGTTTAGTTCAGATATATTTAATTACAAACGACAAGCTGCCGGAACTTTAAGAGGAACTAGACAATCAGATGATCAAACAGAAAATAAAGTCGTTACTAGTATTCCAGATAATTCTACAGTTGCAGCTACAGACGGAACTGAAGAAGCTTTTACAACTGGAACAGAAAGTGTACGGACCGAAGTTGTAAATAATCTTACTAATAATCCAAACTTTATGGCAACTTATAGGGAAGCAAACTTTCAACAGAAGAATAAAATTCTAGATGCTGCCGCAAGAAGGCATCCTGATAAAGTAAGAGCTTCAATGGAAGATTTTGTAGAGGTTGGAGAATCAGTCAGACTTGATAATAACAAAGGTTATATCTCTTGGAATGGTTCTCAGTTTGAACAAAGTGGAGTTGTTGCGTTGTTTGGTGCAGTAGAGGGAACAAACAAACAAATGACATTTAATGACATCCCTGAAGGAGAAATGAAAGATTTAGTGAGGGAAAAAGCAGTAACTTTATATGCCAAATATGCGAGTCAAGTAGATGAAGGAGTAAATGTTTCTGATCCAAATAAACTATTTAAAGGTTCTTTTGCTCAAGAGTATGGTTTGATACCTGCAGCAGCAGAAAGATTTTTAGGTGGTGGTTCACCTTCTCAAATAGCACAGCATAGAAATCAACCTAAGTTAAAAGAAGCAGATAAGTTAGTTGATATAGCCGGTTATTCTTTCTTAGGAATAACACAAGGCGATGCTTCTTTAGCTCGTCAATTTTTAATAGATGCAATGATAGATGCTATGCCGACAGAACAAGATAGGTTAATAGCTGCTAGAAGAATTATACCTGAACAAAGAACAGCGTAAGATATGTCTGAAAGATTAAATGATGGATTTGATGATCTGTTTACTATGCCTATAGTATCAGAAGACGATACGTTATCTGATCCTTTAAATAAAGAAAAAGAAGAAAAGAAAAAAGAAAATACATTTGATGATGGTTTTGATGATTTATTTTCAGATTCTTTTGACAAGCCTTTAGATATACCAGAACCTTTATCAGGTCCTGAACCATCGTTTTTACGTAAGTTTGATTATGGACAAGAACAAGAACAAACAATACTAGGCAATCTTGCACAGTCTTTTGTAGCAGGAGCAAAATCTTTAACTCGATCTGGTTTAACATTTGAAGAAGCTTTACGAGAGTCTGAAAGACAAAGGCAGGAAGATATATTTAAAAAGTATCCTGAGTTTAAAAATAGACCAGAAGATGCTGCAGTCATATCAGGTAGGATAGCTCAAGCTTTAGTTGATCCCTTACCTTGGCTAATTCCTTGGACTAAAATTGCTCAAGCAGGTAGAGCCGCTACTGTGACTACAGGTGCAGGTTTTTCTGTAGGTGATGTAGCATTGAGAGAAAAAGTTTTATATGGTGAAGTAGACCCGTCTAGTGTTTTAATGGCAGGTGTATTTGGAGGAGCAGCTACATATGGTGCAGATGTTATAGCCCGTAAATTTATGAAACCAGACACAGCTTTAGACGCAGAGTTTGTAGATGCATCAGGAACTGTTAAAACCTTACCTAGTAAAATAAAAGATGAGCCTGATTATGTAGCAACACCAGAGGAGCAGGATGTATTAAACGAAGTAGGTAGGGAAAGATTAGAATCAAAATCAAAAGCTCAAGAAATTTTTGATAGTGGTCCTGATTCATATGAAGTTGTTAAGAGTGCTAGTTTAAAAATATCTTCTTATGAGGAATTAGATTCACCTTTAAAAATAACTAAACGTATAGAAGAATTAAAAAAATTAGGTGTTAATGTATCTCGAACACAGTTAGAGAGAGAGGCAGCATTAAGAAAAGTAGAAGCAGTTAAAGCTGAAAAAACTTTAAGTTCTCAAACAAAAAAATTAGTACAAACAGTTACTGATTATGCTAAAGAACAATTAGATGATTTAGAAAAAACAGGAACTAAAATAACTTTAAGCGATGGTTTAATTAGAAAATTTGTATATGAAGGAACTAGACCACTTTTTGGAGGAGTAAGTGGTGCTGTAGCAGGATCATATCTTGGTGAAGATGATGATGATATGTTAATGTACTCTTTGATTGGTCTTGGTGCGGCACTAGGAGCATGGCAAGGTCAAGTTCAACGTAGTAAATTTTTAACAAAACCTCAAAAACAAATTATTAAAGACACACTAGATCAAGAAGCTAGGTTAGCTACTAATACGTGGGTTAAAATAAATACAGCAGGAACACACGCTGCACGTTTAAATGCATGGGGAGGAGCATCATCTTTGTTTAGTAAACTTATGTACAAACAGATGGGAGCTTCTTTAACAACAGCAGGTGCTATGCCTGTTGAGCAAAGATCAATAGCAAATGTAGGTAAGTTATTTAATATTATACATGAAGATGTTTTAAGAAATGTACCTAGAGAAATGCTAGAAGATGTTGGTAAATTTAGAAATGGTTTTACAACACTAGACGATCTAGCAAAAAAATATACTCCGGACGAACTAACTTTAATTCAACAAGCTTCACAAAATATTAAAGATTTTACAGATGAGTTAGGAGGGGCTGTCTCTGAGGTAGGTATAGATTTTAAACTTTTAGAAAATTATGGTCTTACGCAAATGTGGGATTGGGATAAAATTTCTAAAAATGCAGAAACATTTGGTTATAGATTAAAAGAAGCATGGGCTGTTCAAACATATAAGTTAGACCCAACAGATACAGATGCAATAAGAAAAGCTATAGAAGAGGGTGGCGATGTTTTTGAAAATCAAGTTACTGATGTAATGTCAGGATTAGCAGGAACAAGAGCAACAACTGCATTTGATGATTCAGGAAATGTTGTCATACCTTTATTAAAAAACTTTGAAAAAGAACGTGTAATCACAGATCAAAATGCTCGTGTGATGTTGCAAGATTATATTATAAATGATCCTAGTAAAACATTAGGACATCTTGTTAGTCAAACTATACCTAGTTATGAGTTTGCAAAAACATTCGGGGCTAAAGGAGAGTTACTTAAAACTATACGGAGAGAAATACATCAAAAATATAATCCTACTAGGCAAGGTACAAAAACAACAGAACTAGAGCAGAAAGAAATACAACACATTAAAGATAGTGTTAATGCATACTTTGGTTTATATGGAAATAGATTGAGTAATGAAACAGGTCATATAATGATGGCAGGATTAACGATGCTAGGTAATAGTACGATGCTAACTCGTGTAGCTATACCTAGTTTAGGTGACTTAATACAACCTTTACAAAATAGTGGGTTTATGCCTGTAATTAGAACATATGCAGCAAAAGCAAAAGCAGGTAAACTTTTAGGAGGAAAGCAAGATACATTTTCATCTGAAGGTTTAGGTATTAAATATCAAAATGTTTTAGAAAGTGAATTACAAGCTATNGGCTTTGGAGTAGACCCGTCTAATAGAGCAGGAAGATGGATAAGTAATTTTAATTCAAACTTCTTTAAAATTGTACAGCTAAAAAGAATTACTGATTTTGCAAGAGGAGCAGCTTATGATGCAGGAGTATTCAGAGCTTATGATATAGCTAAACGAGTTGGTAAGGGTAAAAAAATATCCGATAGTTTACAGAATGAAATTAATGCATTAGGATTAAAAACAGATGAACTCCTAAAAATATCTAAATTTAAAAATGCGAGAGAAGCATATGATAATGTAGAGACTAAACAATTTTTGCATAAAGCAGGATTTAACTCTTCTGAAAGAGATGCAATTATACCAACTGTAGGTAATAGATTACTTTTTGCACAGTCTAATAATCCATTTGTAAGATCACTAGGACAATTCTTATCATGGGCACAAGCTAAAACAACACAGACAAATGCTTTGGTTAGTCGTCTTGAAGATGGAGATGCTGCACTAGCATTAAGAATGTTAGCTGCTCTTAGTATCTATGGTGGGGTAAGAGAGATGCAAATTGCTTTTAGTCCTTCAGAGTATTACAAAGATGAGGCTAATGTTCCTGAGAGATGGTCAACTAAATATGCATTAGAAGCTTTAAAATTATCAGGAAACTTTGTACCCTTTCAAGTAGAAAAAGTTCTTGGTCTTGTATCAGGTCCGGGAGCTAGTGAGGGTTTAGGAGGTGCAATACCTTCATTAGGATTAACTAACGATTTAATTAAAGCTGCGGTCAGTGTACCAACTAATGTGTATCAAGGAGATTTAGAAGGGGCAGCTTCTGATATATTAGACGTTACTCCTTTTGGAAGAGATTTTAAAAATGTATTATCAGGAGATTTTCCTATACAACCTATAGAGATTTATGATATTAAAGATGAGCCTAAAAGTTCTGGTAAAACAAAAAGAAGACAATACGCAGAAGGTAGAGAAGTAAATGTACCTTACACAAAAGATGAACCAGAAGAAAGAATCAACCCATTTACTGGAAGACCATACACAGATGCATATCAAAGAAGAACAGGGTTAAATGAGGGAGGTCGAGTACCTTTTGGGTTGGGGGCAGCAGTAGCATCATTAGCTAGGCAGGCTACAAAATATAAAAAGGTAGATGAATCAAAANAAGCTTTGGAAGCTTTAGGAGTTGATGATATATGGAGACAAAATTGGGATAAAGAAAGAGAAATTATAGTAGCAGAAAGACAAAAAGAGTGGGGTATGAATAATAAATTAATTAGGAAACCAGAAGTCGAAGAAAGTTTAGCTAAATTAGCAAATAACGAAAAAGATATATATGATCATATTAAAGTAGTTTCACAAGTAGACCCTGTTGAAAATTGGAAATTTGTACCTCCTGTTGCTTCTCAGTTAGATATTGCAGGTGCATTAGATAAAAACAAACTTAAAAATGGTATTGTATATCTTAATAAAAATATTGAAGAAAATAAAACAGTTGGTTTACGTTTAGATATACCGGCTTATAAAAATAAAGATGTTTGGGTAGCAAGTATACATCCTAAAGGTGAGAAAACTGTATATGCTCAGACTGGTTGGATTAAAAATGCTGTGTTTGGTAATGAAAAACTTAGTGAAAAAAGTTATAAGATAGCAGCAGGTAAAGAAAAAAGCCCTATAGCAGTTATTGAAGGACAATGGAAGAACCATGATCCAGAGGCTTTACAAAAAATGGCGATGCAATTATTAAATGATCCAGAATGGACACAAGTTGGTTACAATCCTTTTAGGGTTGGTTATTTTTATGATAGATCAGACCTTATGCCTGTTATATCTGCAAGTGAAGTTATTCAGGTTGGACCTTTTGTGATTGCTAAAAATGTAAAGAAAGCAAAACCCACAGATAAAAGGTTTGAGATAGAAGTAGATGATAAGAAATTTAATTTTAATCAAGGGGGATTATCTCAAGGTATGTCACCTGAAGATGAAGCACATTTAATTTACAAAATGTTAGGATCATGAAATACAACGACTACTTAGAACACCTTGAACTTAGAGAAGGTAACGAAGAATGCGTATACCTTGATACACTAGGCAAACCTACCTGTGGTGTTGGACATCTCTTGACAGAGAGAGAACGTCAAGTATACCAAGTAGGTGATAAGGTTTCCGAAGAACAAAGAAATGCATGGTTAGAACAAGATGCTGTAAAAGCATGGGAGGCTGCAGCACAACAGATTCAAGACCTTGGTATAGAAGATACAGACTTTATCATTGCATTAGGCTCAGTAAACTTTCAACTAGGCACGAGATGGATGGATAAGTTCCCGTCAGCCTATAGAGCCTTGGCTAGTAAAGACTACGATGAGGCTATAAAACAAGTCTCAACAGGCTCTGGAAAGGACGGACAATCTAAATGGAAAGAGCAAACACCAGTTAGAGTAGAAGATTTTGTTCTAGCTATTGACAAATTAAAATAAGGACCGTATAATGATATTGTACTTAGAGGATCAACTAGAAGGATGCTATAGGCAATATTGTCTACATCAAATAAAACAAGATATGCCCTTCATGAGTCTAGACGATTTTAGAAATATGTTTGAAGACTTAATGGAAGTTATATATAAGGACGAAGAAGCATGAAAGATATGTTAAAGAATCTAGTAGGAGCGGTTGCACCTACAATAGGTACTGCTCTAGGCGGTCCAATGGGTGGTATGGCTGCAAACATGATAGCAGATGTGTTAGGAGTACCTAATACACCAAAGGCTATTGAGAAAGCTATACAAGAAGCTACACCAGAACAAATGCTTGAACTTAAAAAAGCTGAACAGGAGTTTGAACTTCAAATGAAAGAACTCGATGTTGATGTATTTAAGTTAGAAGTAGGAGATACACAAGATGCTAGGAAGGCGTTTAGTAAAGATTGGACAGCTAGAATAGTAGGTGTATCAGTAGTTGGTGGATTTATGGGTTATATATTTTTAGTAACCCTTCAACCTCCAGAGCAAAATTCAGAAGCCTTGATAAACCTAGTCTTAGGATATCTAGGTGGATTAGCATCAGCAGTGATTAGCTTTTACTTTGGAGCATCACATAAATCAGATTAATGAAACAGAAATTAAAAGACGTTATCGAGGACGGACGTTGGAATTGGTACGGACTCGCAGAAGAAGAAGAAGAATCGCAAGACGATAATTGTTACAAAGGATTGTTTTGGGATTTAGAAACCAAGACATTCTTAAGATGGAATGAACTTAATAAAAAGGAGTGTAAATAAACTGAAAGCAGTGACCAGTAGTGTCTGCGTTGTATGTATAGTTTGTTGGGCATATGTAATAGTTTCGGGATACTATTACTTTTTCTAACAGTACAAAAAACTAAGAAGGATTTTAAAGAACGCTATTGTTAGCTTCACAGGGAAATTGCATTTTAAAAATGGAGAGTAATGAAAAAATTATTAGGCACACTAATTTTATCATTGTTTGCATCTGTAGCTTACTCAGATCAGACAGGTGATTGTACAGCAGGTGATCAATACTGCGAACAGAATAGTTTAGAGACAACTAATACTACAACTACAACTAATACAAATACAAATACTAATACAAACACCAATACAAATAATAACACGAATACGAATACAAATACTTCAACAAATACAAACACTAATACTAATACCAATACAAATACTAATACAAATACTAGCACAAATACAAACAGTAATACTAACGTAAATACAAATACATCTACTGCTACTAATCAGAACACTAACGTAAACACAAACAATTCTACTAGTACAGTAAACTCTAGTGTAGATCAGAATGTAACTAACACAACAACAAGTACATCTAATAATACAAACACTAACGTAAACACGTCAAACTCGACTAGTACTGCAAACAATACAAACACAAATGTAAATCAATCGACTTCCGAATCTAATGTCACAACTGATAACACGAATAATAATACCAATAACAACAATACCGTATCTGATAATACTAACAGAAATATTAACGAATCAAATTCTACCCAGACTATAAATCAGAATGTTAAAACCAAAGCTCCTCCGGCTTCTGCTATTGCTCCTAGTATCATGTCTTACTCTCAAGACTTATGTACCACAGGAGTCTCAGGTGCTTTTCAGGGGCAGATATTTGGTATCTCAGGAGGGAAGGCAGTACGTGACGAAAACTGTGAGCGTTTAAAACTTTCTAAATATCTATATGATACTGGTATGAAAGTTGCCTCAGTCTCTATCCTGTGTCAAGACCCAAGAGTATTTAGTGCAATGGAAATGGCAGGAACACCTTGTCCTTATGCAGGTAAGATAGGTAAAGAAGCTGCAAAAGCTTGGAAAGAAAATAGACACGACAGACCAGACTACGCAGAACTCAAAGATAAATACGTGGCACATTGTAAGACACAACGAAACTCAAACGGTAAAAAGAAATCAGGACGTACCTGTGCTAAAGAATTTTATAGCCAGTAGTCTACTGTGTTTTAGTACACTTGTAAGCTCTGCATATATCTACGAAGGCAATCAGTCCTTGATTGACCTGACAAATCAAACAGGAACAACAACTTTAAATGCAGGCGATGATCAGTTATCAGCAGCATTTAATTTAGACAACCCATTTACTTTCTATGGTACTGCTTATGACTCAGCACGTATGGCTACGAATGGTTGTCTACACTTTGGTTTAGGTACAGGCAATGTAAATTATAATAACTATTGTGGTGATTATACTCCTGATCCTCTTCCTCAATACACCAATACGATGTTTGTATTCTGGACAGACTTGATAAGAGATAACCAATCTAAAATGCTTGCCAAGAACTTTAATGATAAAGCAGTCTTTGGTTGGTATGATTTAAAAGAATACAATAGAAATAATACTGATAACAGCTTTGAAGTTATTCTTTGGTCCAACAATACATTTGAATATAGATATGGTGCATTAGATATTATACAGCATGATGTTTTAATTGGTGAGCAGGGTAGTACATCACAATACTATCAGTACCTTTTTCATGATGAATGTAATACAGGTACAACAAACATTACAGGTACATGTGTAAATACAGATTGGAATGGTACAGCTAGTAATACATCATTAGAGAATGGTGGTAGTTTATACGGAGTAGGTTCAGGAAACAGTATAGATTGTAGTGATCCATTGAATGATTCTAGTTGTGCAGGATATGCGGCAGCTTATTTAACACAGCAATGTGACTTAGATGCTTTATATGATATGGCATGTCCTTCATATTGGGAAGCTTATGACGACCAACAGTGTGCTGAAGACCCACAGTATGCTCCGTTCTGTGCAGGTTATCAACAAGAACAATCGATAGCTTATTATGTTGAAGATGATTTTGACTATGGCTATGAAGAAGAAGAGTACTACGAAGAGTTTATATTTGAAGAGGAATGGTACGAAGAACCTATAGAAGATTATGTATCTATTGAACCTGAATACGTAGAAGAAGTTTTTGTTATTCTGTTTGAGGAACAATATGAAGACGAAGTATACTTTGAAGAAATATTTATTGAAGAGTCTTACGAAGCTCTTCCAAGTATAGAAGAAGAATACTTAGTAAGCTTTGATATACTTGATGATCCTATTCTCATTACACATACACCTGATCTATTAGAAGTATTTGAATTTGAAATTATAAGAGAGGAATTAGAAGATGAACTTAGAAATGATGAAACAGATGAAGAAGAACTTGTTGAAGCGTTGGAAGAAATCGAAGAGTGGTTTGAAGAAGAGTTGGAAGAAATACAAGAAGCTGATGAAATCATGGAAGAAGAACCTGAAGAGTTATATGCCGAAGCCGAAGAAGAAAGTACGGAAGAAGTCAACGAAGAAAAAAGCTCAGTAAGAGTATCTGCACTAGACGTTGTAGCTAGTACTATACAGTCTGCTAGGAATAGTGTTTCTAGCTCCATACGTGGCTCTGGTGGAACGAATAGAAACTCATCAGTAGCTGCAGTTAGTAATAGTACAAGTGGGGCTTCAGGCTCGTCTATGTCCTCTACTGGTGGGATAAGTACGACAAGCTCGCCTAGTATTTCTGATCAAGTTGTATCTGCATCAGCACAAAACCAACAAGTTTTATCTATGAGTTCAGATGTAGACACGTCTTCAACATCTAGTATAACTATAAATATTATGCCTGATCTAGACGGAACTCCACAGGTTGCGATGGCTGATGTACAGGTACAAGATATGCAAGGTGAAATTAATACTGCAATATCAGGAGTTATGACAGTAAGTGAAGCCGATCAAATTGCTGATCAGATTGTTGCTCAAAATATTCAGGAACAACAAGAGCAGGCTGAAGCAGAGCAACAAGAAACTGGACAATACTCCGATGAGTCTACTCTAGTAGCATACTTAGGATACGTTGTAGGCTTTGATGCCTATCGAGATTTAAGTATTCCTCAACAAGATACTTGGTATGAACCCAGAGCAATATATACCCATGTAATTTTAGATGATAACACGCAAGCCTTTAATGGGCTGTCTAGTGTAAGTCTAAACAAACTAAACGAGTTGCAAAGTCTTCAGCCTAATCTTTAATTAGCTAGTGGATTTTTATTATCTTCTAATATCTTATCAATCTCATCTTGCATGAATCTTACTTCAGATTCTAAAGCAATGATATCTTGACGATCACCGTTTACTGATTCAGCAATAGTTTTCAACGAAGGATTTATACCTTCATCAATACTCTTATTGATATAATCAACAGATGTTTCAATAGCTGCAAACCTTTCTTCGATTGCTTGCTGTGCTGTTTCTGTATCTCCAATACCACCGATCTGTGCTTCAAGATTTTCTAACCTATTTACATAGGTAGCACCAGTATATCCAAACCCTGCTAGGGTTGCAACTATACTAACCAATGCTATAAGCTGTGTAGTTTTATTCTCAAACCATTCCATGATGTGTCTCCTTATTTTAATTAATTGTAGAGTTCAAGGCATCTAACTCAGACTCTAACTCATTGTGTATATCTAATATCTTTTGCCTTGATTCTCTGATTATAGTTTCTATTATTTTTAAATCGTAACCTTTAAAAACTTTCTTAGCTTCGTGTAAAGGTAAGCCGCTTGTCTCTGTCATTAGTCTACCTTTACTATCGAAAAGTATATGGAAGGATAATATGTTCGCTTCCGTTGCTTTCATTTTATATCTCCGTAAATGTTACTTTGTCTTGCTTACCTCTTAGTCCTGCTTTCATATAAGCTGTTGCTCTACCTTCAAAGAAGTTCTGATGTTCAACACCCAATACTTCATCAAGCCAAGGTAAGGGATTATCTCTCTGATCAAAGTTAGTTTTTAATCCGAGTTGTAGTAGTCTCCTGTCTGCAATGTATCTATTGTAAGCATACATATCTTTCTTTGTAAGTCCTTTCATGTCTCCCATTTCAAATACTAAATCTAAAAACTTATCTTCCAACTCGACCATTTCTCTACATATTTCATAGAGTTCTTTCTTAAACTCATCTGTCCATATGTCTAGGTTCTCTTGTATAAACTCGCGGAATAGTTTAGTCATAGCCTCAACGTGTAATGATTCATCACGTATAGAGTATGTAACTATCTGCCCCATACCTTTCATCTTTCCAAATCTAGGAAAGTTTAACAAGATTGCAAAGCTACTAAAAAGCTGTAAGCCTTCTGTGAATCCAGAATAAACTGCAAGGGTTCTTGCGATAGCCTGCTTATCCCGCCTAGTAGGTTTAAAGTCTTTTATATAGTCATGCTTATTTGCCATCTCCTCGTACTCAGAGAAAGCTTTGTATTCTATTTCAGGCATACCAACCGTATCTAAAAGTAAACTGTAAGCATGTTGATGAATAGACTCCATGTTTGCAAAAGAGCACATCATCATTCTTGCTTCAGGCTTTCTAAAAATACGCATATATTTGTCGATGTATCCTGAACCAACATCAACATCAGACTGTGTAAACAATCTAAATATTTGTGTTAATAAATTCTTTTCTTCATCTGTTAGTTCCTGCCAATCTTTGACATCAGTATGTAGGGGAACAGACTCAGGTAACCAATGCATTTGGTTCTGCTCCACATACTTTTCAAACATCCAAGGATGATCAAAGGGTTTATAATATTCTCTGTTACTCAGTAAACTCATTTCTTTTCTCCACTTGTTCGGCATACTTTTTTAGTAGCCATTCGTTATATTGTTTTATATATTCTTTTTCACTTAGTCTTTCCGAACCACATGAACTAAACTCATCTGAATAGTCTAGGTACATTCTAGTACAGAACTGACGAAATGTGGAATGTGCCATTTAAAACTCCTTAAGTAGTAAGTCTAACTTCTCTTGAGCAGTAGCCATCTTATCTAAAAGTAAATCCATAGACTCTATAATATGGGGATGTTCAGCTACTCCCATCCCTAATGAGAAGTATGTATTTAATTCTGATTTTGCAATAGCTATTTCTGCTTCATACTTTTTTTGAAGGGCATCAAATCTTCCTTCATACATATTATCAAATTTATCTTCTGTCATATTTTATCCTTCACAACTTAAACATTCTACATCTTCAAGCTTAACTCTTTGTACTTTAACATTTACATTCTCAGCATTACGAGCAGCATCTGATCTAAAATAATATAGTGATTTTAATTTATTCATCGCATACCAATGCACATCATTAACATATTGTAAGTATTCATCATGAACTGATTGAGGCTCAGTAGCTTTAGGCATAGTGAAAAATAAATTTACACTTTGACTTTGACATACATAAGCTTGTCTCATATGTGCATGTTCAACTAAATAGATTTGATTAATCTCTGTAGCTGTTTTAAATACTTCTTTTTCTTCTTCAGTAAGAACATCTATACCTTGTGCTGATCCATTCGCAGCAGTCATGTCTTTCCATATCTGTTCTCTTGTTTCTAAACTTAATCCTTTTTTCTTTAAAAGTCTTTCCAAGTATTTATT